GCTCCCACTCGGCGTTAAATTCTTCGTCCGTTTCTCCGCCCCAAACGGTCCGCAAATTCATACGCTTGGGCTTTGATGCCCTCACGCCTAGCTCGTTCCGTGTAGGCGTCGAGGTCCTCCCCGAAAGAATCGTGAAACCATCGGCCCCAAGTAATTTTGGTGGCTGTCGGCGTTCGTTCGTTTTTTCCAATGCAGCAAACCCTTCTGGCTGCGAAATACTTGATACATTCACGTTCGTTCACGACCACGCTTCATCTTGTCGATCCACTTCCGTGCAAACTCAGGAGTCGATCTCTGTCTACGCAACAACTTGTAGTCAGTCCTATCCTCGACCCCATTGGACCGACGCTCGAGAATGGTGGTACAGGCATGCACAAATTCAGATAGGTTCGGCGGGAATTTCCTATTCTCGTTGCCAAGGGTCGCTAGTCCTTTCCCGATCTGTTCGTGCGTCAGCCTAATAATCGCCTGCTCCCATACCGTCGGCGGTGTCTCGCCGTACGAAGACAAGAACGCAGAGCCATACATCCCGGCTAGCGCCTGCCAAACCCAGATAGGAGCCTCAGAATCTTTTGCCTCCGGTCGCTCGCTGGACTCTCTCAACTGCGCTAGGCTTCGTCTCGTTGCTGCTCCCGCGTGTTCCATTTCTTGCTCCAAACAATCCCTGATAACCGTTTTCAATGCTGTGCTTGACCGCCGCCGCCTGATCCTTCCCGAGATTCGCCATCCGCTGTTGAGCGGCAAGACGGTACTTCGGATCTGAGTTGATAGGCTTGCGTATCTTCTTGCGGTACTGCTCCCATTCGGACCATGCAACTAGGTCTAATCCGTGTTCCCCTAAAGAAGATAGATCTACATTTACATAGGCGACTTCTGCGACTGTTTGCGACTCTCCGCGACTATTTGCGACACCCGCAGATTTATTGACCTGTAGACGTTTTTCGGATTGGCGCGCCCTATCTTTTTCCTTCTTGTCCGCCCTACTTGCTAGGTTCTTGTAGTATTCGTAATTGACAATTTTCCATCCCCATGGCCGAGATGAGTCGAGCGGGACAATCCTTCGGCCATCTTCTGCCGTGCTTCGGCTGTGCTTGTCTGGCTTCCCAAGGACCTCTATACCGGCCTTGATGTGCTTGGGGGGGATGCCCGTTCTAGCAACGATCGCTTGCGGAGTCATGTCTACAACTCCGTCAGAATCACAGAGGACAATCATTTGCTGGAAAGTGACAATTGCCTCCCAGGCTCCGCACAGACTCCCATCGTACATAGATTCGAAGATCTTGCCGTACAATTCAGCCCTCTCTCGGGTTTTCCATCATGGGAACCAAAAAACGCCGGGGGAGCATCGCTCAACCCCGGCTAACATCACCCACCACAGGTACAGCAAAAAACTTAACCTCGTTTGGAACTATCCACAATAGCGCCCCCAGTCAATTCCTGAAGCTGATAAGCTCGCAAAGGCGGGACAACACCGCGCCAATTGGTCACGGCCCCAGGAGTGATGCCGAGTTCCTGGGCGACAGCGGCCTGAGAGCCGAAATAATTAACAGCATCGCTAGTCAGCATAAGGAACGAGCATATCAGGGTATAGGGTTAGCGTCAATACAGTATAGCGACTCATGATGCCGATTCAAATAAATCCGATTGTGCATCTGCATTCTTAAGATTCATCGCGGCCTGGTCAAAGTATGATTTTTTCAATTCAATTCCGATAAAGTCTCTCCCCAGTTCTCGCGACACAACCCCCTCAGACCCAATGCCTGCGAACGGAGATAGCACTATATCTCCTGGATTGGTCCACAATTCTACGCCTCTGCGAATTACCTCAAGCTGTAGCGGGCAGATATGGCGCTCGTCATTATGCTCGCGGGCGCTTCGATGCTGCAGCGTGTCGTTTGGCGTTATATCCGTCCAGATCGGGGATGCAATTTTCTGCCACTTGTCAACCGGGTAATCGTCATGAGTCACCCGATTAACAGGATCTCCTGGCGCTCGCATAGTCACCAGATAATCCGGTATCCCCTGCCGAGCCATGCTCGAATTGTTGCGCACCGTCTTGTGAAGCAAACCAAGAGCTTTCGTGCGCTGCATCGCGATCACTGGGTCCTTCCAAATGACCACCTCCGAATGATAGATAAATCCACGAGCCTGAAAACTCCGGATCAACTCTCCACGGAAGTCGTGCAAACCTATCACGCCATCCATAACTTTAGACGTAGGCAGCAACATACAGTGAAACGATACGTCGCGCCCCGGCTCCATGACGCGGGCCAACTCATCGATTAAAAAACCGAAGTGATCGAGGAACTGATCGCGTGTCTTTGAATTCCCCATGTCGCGCGAGCTATTCGAGTAGGTGTACAACGACGCAAACGGCGGCGAGAATATCGAATACCCAATGCTTCTATCAGGTATCTGCTTGACAATTTCAACACAATCGCCACGATATAGTGTCCACCGTTTGCCCTCGGCCTTGTCAGTTTCGTACGTATTAGCCGTCACAATCGCTCCTGTGATATTTTTCCTAACACTCTCTTTTGTGAATGTCGCAACCTTGGATGCCATTTCCTTTGCTGCTGACTCTTTACGTTTAAGATTGGCAACTACTGCGCCTTCAAGTTTCGATGCGAATACGTGGACATTAACGTCCTTTGTCTGCCCAAATCTCCAGCATCGTCTCACGGCTTGATAATAACTCTCATAGGAGTCCGTCACGCCCACAAAGGCCATATTGGCGCAATGCTGCCAGTTCAACCCAAACCCCGCTATGGACGGTTTCGTAACAATAACACGAGCCTCTTTATGCCTGAATGCGTCCAGCGCGGATTCTTTCTCGTCAACTGACATAGCGCCTTTGACTTCGATGGCACCGTCAATAGCCTTGGTCAACATATCCGACTCAGTGTTGAGCTCGCACCATACGACCCAAGGCTTTTTATTCGAGTTAACGATTGACGCACACTCAGACACGCGCTCATCCACCGTCTGCCGCCGAGCGGTTCGACGCTCAGATAACGTAGACGCTTCAAGCGCAAACAGAAAACCATCTAGTGGCTTATCCTGACCATCAATCGTATGTTGATGGACTCGCAATTCTGGCAGTTCATACTTAGATCCATCGAAGCCGATATCTGTTGGACTTCTGACTACCGCAGCCCACGAACTAACCCATTCCCAAAAAGCCTGCTGCGCGTGTCCCTTTAACCTCCAGTCTTGTGTTTTCGCAGCATCATGGATAAAAAACTCGGATAGCATCTCAGCACGAGAACAGACGCCTAAAAACTCCGCATGGGTGCCTAACTCCGTCCAATCGTTAGGCGCTGGCGTTGCTGTCGCGCAAAGGCGATGAGGGGTCTCGCGGAATGATTCAGTAAGTCTGCCGAACGACCTGGAATCGTGATGCTTGATAATACTCGACTCATCCAACACAACCGCAGTTAATCCAGACGTACAGAATTTATGTGCCCGCTCGTAGTTTGTAATACAGATGCCTTCGATCTGCCGCGACTCGCGAACGTGGCTAATAGCAATATCTAGCGCGCGCCCCTCTTCTACGGTCTGCTCAGCAACCGCCAGCGGCGCAAGAATTAGGCACCCCCCACCATGTTTTTTTAGCACAGCATCCGCCCAGGCGAGTTGCATGCGGGTTTTCCCCAGCCCAGTATCAGCAAATAACGCGCACCGACCCATTCTGATCGCCCATTTAGTTAGGGCCAGCTGGAAATCAAAAAGACCCTTATTAACATTTATGGGCGCAAACCCAGCTCGATTAAACCGCGATAATTTTGACTCGATGAATGACTCGTACTCAGATGGAGGCATTTTTTATTACCCATAAAGCCCAATTACACAGACCATAGCAAAGTATAGTATCATCGTCAAATCCCCATTTATTTGACGAACCCACTTGACTATCGATATAGGTACCTATATGATCCCGATTATGGAATCGCCGCCAACAAGGGGACTTATCAAAGAAGCCGTTGAGGGCGGAGCGATTCATTTCGCCAACCTGAGCGCCCCCCAAAAGAGGGACCTGTTCACGGCCTACCTGCGCGATACTGGCGAATTGGCCGATGCTATCCATAACTGCCAAGCAGAGATTCTGAATCGTCTCGAGGAAGGCAGTTTAGAGGACTTGGGATATTGGGTATGGCTGGCTGCAGAAATCTACGCGCAAGGGCCTATTCAGGAGATGATGGACGTAGAAATTGAGCGGCGCGAGCAATTCCTACTCGACCAATCCTATTTTAACGAGCGGTGATGCGAGCTATGACAGCTACGCTCGCAATTCTGCTTTTCTGTTTGGCCGTTTGGGTTTCGTCGGGGCTGTGCATTCCGGTACTCAACTTAAAGAGGTAGACGCATGAAAAGTCAGGGGAACGCGCCACGATGAAACAAACATTCAAGGGATTTAATAAGGATCTCCAGTGTCGGGGATTCCAGTTTGAGGTTGGAAAGACCTATGAACATGACGGCGCGGTAAAGGCATGCG